TTGTGCCAGAGCATCTGTGTCATATGCGGCCACAACCTCATCAAATATTAACAATTTTTGATCTTGGACAATACCGATTACAGCGTTAGTGTTTTGAATGTTGAAGTCGATCCCGATTCTTAATGGTTCAAGGCCAATATCAGGCTTGATGTTTGTAACATTCTGTTCTCTGGTAAAGCGACTATAGACTTGGCCTGTAGTTAGGTTGATGAACTCTCCATTGAGATATGCCTGTAACATTGATGGATCGTAGTTGGCTTGCATACGTTCAATGAAGTCACTCGGCAAATGTGGGTTATCCTGAGTCCTCATCTTGATTAGCTGCCTATCTGTTCTCTGCTTTGCCTCATCTGTAGCAAAGGTGTTATATAGCCAGCGAAATCCCTCTGGTGTACTAGCTGCACAAAACTGGCGAACATTGCCAGCCCTTAATCGTCCCAGTATCTTTGGGAAAGCCCTGTCACAAATACTTGGGCTAACAACGTCTATTTCGTCTGCAAGGCAAAATGCCAGATTCAAGCCTATTATCCGACTCCAGTTCTCGAATGACCTACATAAAAGCTTGCAATCACCCTCTTTCAGATGCACAACATACTCAGGCAAAGGACTGGCTCTGAAGCTGTAAGGTATTTCATAATGCTCAAGGAACTGATCGAAGTCCGTTTGCCAAATGTCTCTCAAAAGCGGGCCAGTTGGTTCAAGGATTGCACCGATAAAGCCTACGTTTTGAGCCATAAGCTTCAAGGCCATTGCACAAAGCGATCTTGTTTTCCCTGCTCCGTATCCAGCAGAAAGCCCAACTATCTCATTCTGGTTGTCAAAGAACTCCTGTTGCTGTGGGTGCAAATCATTTCTAATCCTTTCCAGTAGCTCTCCAGTATCAATGTCAGTGTAGTGACTGCCTATGTGATCTAATACTGATCCTTCTCTGTTCAGAATACTCAAGACATCACCTGACCGACCTTTGCCATTGAGTTTATACAGCCTAAAGCCACTGTCAACTGCCCTGATTTCCTAGCCTCCTTTGCCAGTGATGCATATTGAGCTAAAACTTCCGCAGTAAATTGTCTCCTATCAATATCAAAATCTTGCTTGAGAATCTCCCTTGCATCTGAGATATAGCTATCTACAGTCCTCTGTGTTACACCCCACTCAGATGTAGCAAATTGAAGTATATCTGATCTAACAGTGCCAACAGACATGAGCCTAGCGACTTTGTTCACTCTGAACTCATGCTCATTCTTGCTAGTTCTGCCGTTGGCCACTATAGAATTATGGTTTTTATTATTTTAAATGTAGCGTCAATCGTTAGTTTTTGTCGATTTTCCTTGCTTTTCCCAGCTATTTTTTAAGAATATAAGCTCATCAATCCTTTTTCTAAGTGCCTTGATGCGGTCATTGTTAAAGCTGTCAAAGTCTTTGTTTTTCATCTTTTTTCTCCTCCTCTTCATATACATAATCATGTTGTATCAAACGTAAATCTATTCCCTCACAAGAACCATGTATCTTTTTTGGGTTGTTTTGGTAAATAATAGCTTTAATTTTCATAATGATTTCATACTAAAGTTTGCTAATTGATCTTTTACCTTTTGAACTTCTGGTGGTAATTTAGTTTTCTTTTTTTTCAAATTATCAGCAATTACTTTATTCATAAGTTTTGTTGTTTTGATCCAGTTTTCTTTTCTGATGTTATGAATTTCTCTAACTATTTCAATATCAAGATTCACACCAACATTGTTTCTTATGGTGTTATCTAGTTCCCTATAACCTTTGCAGATTAATTGGTTGTCTTGATCGTATTTTGCATTAGCGGCAGAACACCAGCATATCAGAGCTAAATCCTGTCCACCACAGCGTTTTCCTGAGTCATCTATATCATAATCAGGCAAGTGTTGGTTGATTAGTCCATCAGAATTATGGATTATTCCAGAATCGTTACAAGCATGACATTCGTAATAGGGTGCTTTAAATGTAACTTCTCGATCAATAGGTGATCTTTTATAATTTTTCATTTGCTTGCAAACTTTTTAAAATGTTCTTCTAAATGTTTATCTATTTCTTCATCTAAATTTCTCCACTGAACAGAATCAAATCCAGTTTGAGTCATTTGGTGCAAGCTTTCAGTTTTTTCATCAAAGAAAAATTCACCAACTCGGTCAAGTTTTTTGTCTTTCATTTCAAAAAGGGGTGGTTTTGGGTTTTCTAAATGTAATCGGCTTTTTATCCAGTGTCAATAAATATTGCTCATATTGGCCTTTGCTGATCCAGCGGTGAGCATCAGGAAACAATGGTGTGAACTTATCCTGTTTCAATGATCTTGTTCTGGCTCTTAAATCGGCCTCAAGGCATTGTTTTAGTTTGTCCCTTGTGTTGGCATCTAATTTCATAAACTGCTTGTATGTGTCGCTTTTAGATTGAGATATTGACCTCATATCTCTTGGTATTCCAAGATAGGTTTTCCAAAAAGGTTCAAAGCTTTTATTTTTATAGTTATTTGTTTTAGTTATATTGTTTTTCTTAGGGTGACTCTGTGACATAGGGGCTATGACTTTCTGACATACCCCCTGTGACTCTCTGTCATAACCCTGTGACTCTAAGACACCCCTATTTGTTACTGATGGGCCTATCACAGGTGTTGGTTTGAAATGTTGCCAGACGGCCACTCTGTAGCAATTTGTTCTTTGATTATTCTCATCAATCCTGATTTGTTTTTGCAACAGGCCAAGTTCAACTAATTGGTTGACAGTTCTAATTACTGTGCGAGGGGACATCATTGCATCTTTGGCAATCGTGGCATAACTAGGCCAAATATTTGGATAATATGACTGCAATACCCAAATCACAGATAATTGGTTTGGTGTGACTTTCCCTTTCAAAGCTGTTGGCAAAGCTATGAATGGAGTATTCTCTGGAATAAAACTCATCTTTATGGAATATATAATTCACGTTAAAGGCATGGAATCTGCTCCACAGGGAAGCAAAAAACACGTTGGAAATGGAATAATGGTTGAGACAAGTAAACGTCTAAAATCATGGCGAAATCAGGTGAATCTAAGGGCAAAGTTGATAGTGGACGATATAATCAAAGAACCAGTTTCAATAGAGGTGGTGTTCTGGTTCAAACGCCCGAAGCTTCATTATTTGCCCAACGGCTTAATTCGTCAATCAGCACCTACCTACATCACCAACAAAAACAAGGGAGACTTAGACAAACATTGTAGGTCACTGCTTGATTCTCTCACTAAATCCGCATTTGCTGACGATAGCCAAGTTGTATGTTTACACGCTGTCAAAAAGTATTGCGAAACAGAATCTGAAGCTGGTGCTGATATCAAAATCAGAACAATCAAAAACTAAAAAGGATCGGCCCTGAACTCACTGCCTACACGTTGGTGTAGAGGTTTACAGGTAAGCGATCCTTAAAGAGATCAGTCTTAGGCTCACAACTACCCTCTCAGGTAGGGGCTACTAAGTATGCGATCTAAATTCAATATATCAGATTATGAAAAGAATTTCATGGGTGGCCTGTCCTAAGTGCCAAGAATACACAGATCAAAAAGTAAGAAGATCAGACCGCAACTCAAAGCACGTTATTGTCAGACGTAGAGAATGTTTTAAGTGCAGCCATATTTGGCATACAATCCAATATCCAGAAATGATTGTTCCTGATATAAAAGCAAAATATACATTGGTTGAGTAGTCGGGTGATGGATCGGCTCTTCGCATAACCGCCCTGCCTTCCCTAAGTCTCACAATAGGTGTTGTATGGCTTTCAGATCTGCTTTGCATAGATCATCAGGCTACCCGACTCATAATTCATTCAATGCGTGTTCAAGAGAATAGACAACTCTGGAAATGATACCAGCGTCAAGATGTTCTCTTGCAATACCAGATCCAGATGGTGTTGATGGGTTCTTTTTCAAAAACTGCCTCAGCCTGTGAGCATCTTCAGCTTTGATGTTGAGAAAAATGTTCATGTAGTTTTTCAAATACACGAAGTTGTAATCTCTTACATTTAGATATTAACCTCTAAAACAATGGATCATCAAATTCTGGGATATTAGCTGTGTAGATAATATCGTCACAATTTTTGATTTGAAGCTGTATCAATGCAATCTTTTCTATAGCTGCATAGACTTCTGGCTTAGTTCTAGGCTGACAAAGATATTCAACAAACCTTTCTGATTCTTGCTCTAAAAAAGCTTTTTTGAACTGATATTCAAGTTTGTCCTGAGTCATCTTGAACCTCCATGATCTCTGCCATCATTGCAGCTAATTCAATCTCTTTTGGCAAGTTATCTTTGAGCCACTCATGAAAAGCCATCTTTATTACTTGACCTTTTGATGTACCATGTAGTTTTGCTAAGTGACAAAGAGCAAAGTGATCTTGCTTGGAGTAAGGAGTAAACTTGAAGCTGTATTGCCCCAAGTTTGTTTCTTCTGGTTTGATTGACATTACTTACCTCTCCAAGCGTGAGGATCTTTGTCCTCTTTAAATGTCACATCTGGTTCTCTTAAACTGTTTGGGCCATAAATTTTTTCATGACTTTCAACAATAGGCTTGACTATGAAAGCTGCTGTCCAGATATATTCTTCGTCATAGTCTTTCAAAATATCTAACAATTTGTACCTGATATTAAATTGTGAATTATTATTCTCTGCTATTTTTTTATATGCAGTTAGAAAATGATATTTGTCTTGAGTCTCTAAACGATTCCAGACTTCATAATTTTTGATAGTGGAATTAAGACTTGTAAACAAAACGTCTTTTTCGTCATTGTTGAAATTCATTTACTTAGCCTCCTTGATTGCTGTTCTCATTGCTTCAAGTTCTGCAATGTTTTTTCTTATTTCTTTTACCTCTGCAAGCTTTGTTTTAAGAATGTCTTTCTGGCAAAGGAGTCTCTGATTGTTTTCCCAGAGTGCTTTTTCTCTAAATGCGTTCATTGTTTTAAGGGGTGATAGGTGAATAAAGACCCCACCAGTTGAGGTGGGGCTGATAGGTTTAGCTGTTCCAGACCTTTGCCATAAATGCGTCCCTGTTGTTGCAGTCAAGACCAAACATAGCTCTTACTGCTGGCTTATCATTAAGGAACTTTTGAACTCTCTCTTTGTATGTTCTAGCTTCTGTAAGCTCTCTGTTTACCCATGTCTTATGGTGTTCAACATCAAACTCACAGTTTCTGTTGTAGCTCCAGCTAAAGAACTCATCTTTTGCTTTTGCAATACCAGCTTCAGTAAGCATCTTTTCATGCTTTTTGATTTGCTTGTCAGCCCATCTGTCGATTTGATCTGGAAGCTTTGCGAATCTTTCCCACTTAGCCTCATTTTTAGCAACTAATTCAGCTTGCTTGGCATCTGCTTTTGCTTGCTTTTCTTGCTCAGTAAGTCTCTGAAGAACTGTCTTGCCTTCCTGTCTAGCTCCTCTTCTGTCACTTCTGAATTGAACATACTGTGTTAGGTAGCCGTTAGCTGAGTTAGCACCATAGCGGTAATTCCAGATCATTTTGGTAAAGATTTTGAACTCTTCAGCGTCTTTAGTAGTACCGATTACAAAACCTTCAATGAAGTAGCCACGACCAAGTTCTAATTTGATGTCAGTGATCTCATCAGTAACAGCAAGATGACCGTTGACTCTGCTTTCTAAAAGACCAACACTGTGCTTTGTTTGAGCTTTGGCGTTAGCTTTGCATAGTTCATAGTTAACTGTGCAGCTTAGTGGTCTGTAGTAGTCAGTGTAAGCTTCGTCCCATTCATGCTTTGGCTCTGTAAGAGCAAAGGTAACATTCATGAACTCAAGTCTTGGGTGATTGTAAAAGTTACGCTTTCTAGTAACTGTTCTGTTGTAACCTACAATTTTTTCGTAAGTCTCGAACTTTTCACCTCTGGCCTCTCTAGCTTTCCAGTCAGCGTTGTATTCTTTAGCACCTAGCTCAACAGCAGATGTAAGTTTTTCATAAATTTCTTGCTCTAAGTGATTAACAAGTGTTGTTGGAAGTTTGAACTGTGTCATTTGAATCCTTTGCGAAGTTTGAATCATGGGGCCAATCTCTCGACCTCATATAAATATATTAACATACTTTTCCACAATGCAACCTATATAACTTATATATATGTGTAATTGTTAGGAAACTGTAATAAGTTGCATAGGTTATTGACGTATAACAAAGTATGGACTAATATAAAGTATGGCTAGAGATAGCCGTTCTTTCGCAAGGAGTTTTAAATGGCCAAGACAAAAAGAGCCAAAGCAATCCCACATTATGTGGTTCTTAAATGGGACAAAAACCACCCAATGATTGACCCTATGTATCCCATCAAAAAAGAGTGGGAGATCATCAAAGAGTATGACGACACTTTCCAATACGACAGCGTTCTTTATCAGGTTTGGTATTTCAATACTCATGCCCAAGCAAAGCAATTCATTTATGAGAACAAGTGATGACAACTACACCTAAGACACAAGCTGACAAAGATCAGCACAAGAGAGACAGATTCAAAGCTCTCAAAATGCCAAGAGTCAACGCTTTAGTGCAAAAGCACAAACAGCTTGCAAATTTATCAAACCGCAGTAACTACAAATTTACTGAGGGTGAAGCTGAACTATTGGTTGAGCTTTATAAAAAATTACTTGCAGATGCAGAGGAGAAATGGCTAAACCATGATTCTTTCAATCTCAAAAAATTAGAAACTTTCGATCAAACGGAGCTTGACTAATGCTTAATCAACTTTTCCTATTTCTCAGTGCGGGGTCAATCATGACCCTTGCACTCACCTCAACACTAGATGACATGACAAAGCATGACTGTCTAGTAAATCAAATCCCTATGGCCTGTGCCACCCATTATTCAAAATGAATTTTAAACACCATCAATAAGAAATTTACTCAGCACTCAAAGAG